AATAATTAAAAGCCATTTAATTTTTTCTTTATAAATATATGGTTATTCACATTTATTAAGGTGTAAGTATCAGTCTTCCAATTTTCTCTCAATAGAAAGTTCTTTATCGAGAGCTTTATTTGACATATCAAACAATTTTTCAATGTGTCCCGACCTTCTCAAAAACTTAAAAACCAAGTTTTCATACGAAAGTTCACCTTCTTTTTCCAAACCTGATTTTCTATAATTTTTTAATTTTTCTTTGATTGAATCTATCAATTTGATATCATCTTCCGAACTTTCGGATTCAATTACCTTATCAATTTTTTCAGTCCAGTTTTTGATTTTCTTTTCCAAAACTGATTTATCAATCTCGTTTTCTAACTGTTTAGGTTTTGTCACCCATTCATCATTCATTACTGAATAAACACCTGTTGCGAAATGTGGCTCTTCATTATCTTGTGCATATAATTCGACATCATACCCAAATATTTTAATATCGTGTTTGTCGTTGAATACTTGTTTCTTTAGATTATACAATTCTTTATATAAAGGAGCTTCATCTTCGAATTGTTGTAAATCTACAAGAATGTGTAAATCAAAATCAGAATATTCCGACCAATTAAAATTAGCTAATGATCCAGTTAAAACAATATCTTCAACAAAAACATCTTCACCAAGATAATCGATGAATTTTTCGGCAATCTTCAATAAAGCGTTTTTCACCTTCGGAACCATCTTTGCTTTCTGTGGGTTCTCAGGGTTCTCCCAAATTTTTGGATTGAGAGTTTCTTGTACTGAAAAACTATTAAGGATTTTTTGAAAATTATTCATCTAGATAAATACTATAACTTCTTATACTTGAACGTCTTTGATATGTCCGTAGTAAAAAACTTTCCTTGCGACTCCGACATTCTGAATTTTGTATACACTTGGTGAGGTACATCTTCGTACTCATATTTGAATCCATTATTAAATTCTACTACAAGTTTTTTTGTTTCCGTGTCGTATTCTGTTTTTTTAATGTTGGAAGATTTTATTTCATTAATAATCTTCGTCCCCTGAATCTCTTCTTTCAGTATCGCCATCTCTAAGTGGTGTTAATTCGTTTATTTTTAATAGTTGAGGCATGATAAAATCCGAAACTTCATCTTTGGTCACTTCAAATCCGTAATTCTGAAGAAACCTAACCACGTTATTAAATTCATTATTGAATTTTTCTTGTAAACTCATCATCTTAAAAGTATATGTCGGAGGATTATCTAGTTCTGATTCACTGAATCCCATCTCCTGTAAATGTTGTCTTAATCTCAAATAAATGTCCAAGAGATCTCTTAAATGAGAAGAATATGTTAAATATTTTTCAAAAGGTTTCATAAATATAAATATTATAAAAACTTTTTGTATCTAAAGTACCACAAAAATAAAAAAACCCACCTTTGTGGGGTGGGTTAAATTTTAGTTACGACGTGGAGGTTGTAAAGTTTTTTCAAACTGCGAATCTGTCGTAAGAAACTCGTAATTTAGGGTTTCTCAAAAGTGTTTTAATTCGTTCAATGTTAGATGCTAAGTCTCCCTCAATCCATTTCAGGACTAAAGTATTTGGATTACCTTCAAAAGGTACAAATCCATTATCCTCTGCAATTTTTTTCATTTCAGGGGTTTTATATGTAAAATACACGCCTCCATTATTCCGAATCGACAAATTATATGTCTCAATCGCAACTTTTTTTGCCGTATCATAAAATTTATCCGTATAATCAATGTGACTATACGGTCTACCGTTAAATGTTCCAAAGTTATCTCTCGAAGGTTTTTTGAATGACACCAATGAGCTTTTAACCTTTCCGAAAGATTCTTCGTTTTCTAAAGATTTAGGTTCATCTTCTTTCTTTGGTTCAACTTTTTTTGTAGGGTCGAATTCGATGTTCAAATCACTTTGTTCCTTAATAACCCGTTTTACCAATCTAACCAAATCGGATTCGGTTAATCTTATTGTTTTTTTCATTTTATTTATAACTTATGGTTTACAGTACAAAAAACTTTTTTAGTTGCACCTCTCAATAATCCATCAATCTTAAGGAGAGGAGTTTTTATTTGATTATGTACTTCTTGATATTCTTCAACTTCGGAATCTTTTGGAACGAGTTTTCCGGCCTTACAAACATCATTGTAATATTTTTCTTTAAGTTTTCTATCCAATTTTAAGAATCTTACTTTGGAGTCGGTTCCTGTTTCGGCGATTACTTTTTTAACCAATCTTGTTAAATCAGATTCGGTTAATCTTATAATTTTTTTCATATGTTATAAATATCCACAGAATAAAAAAAAATCCCCACCTTTTGAGTGGGGATTTTTTTTTACTTTAGTTTTTTGAGTTGGTCTCGAATCTCGATTGATTTTTCAAAATTTTGTTCTTCGATTGACTTTTTAAGTTCCTCTTCAAGTTTATCGATTTCCTTTTGGTTTGATTCCAACTTTTTAATTTGGTCTCTCAATTCAACCGCTTTTTCAAAATCCTCATTTTCAATTGCGATTTCAAGTTGTTGTTTCAGATTTTTTGAAGTTGGGTTTGTTTTAGTGTTGTCGTAGTAATACGTAGTTATTTTCATTGTTCCATCTTCTGAAACTTTAGTTTGAGTTTTCCACTCACCGTTAGATGGGGTTAATTGATTGAACATTTCGTCGAATGTTCTAAAGATGTCGTTATAAGATCTTCTGTTACCAAACATAATTTTAGTTTTTTGTTTTAAGTTTATTTGTTATCTTTGTTCCAAGATTTATGCCGGTAGTGGTTCTATGACAATATGTCAGAAAAAGATATAATAAAAATAAATATTTCCTGACAATTTGTCAAATCATTTGGATAAGAATAAAAATTGTTATTACTTTGTAAAAATTAAAAAACATTATGAACGACTTAATGGACGACGAAGACAAAATGATGAGTAAAAAACAGAAGTCAGGAGATACCTCGACACCTGTTCTAGACAATTTCAGTAGAGATTTGAATAAACTTGCAGAGGCGGGTAAGTTGGACCCTGTCATCGGAAGAGACCGAGAGATTCTACGAATCGCACAAATTCTTTCCCGAAGAAAGAAAAATAATCCAATTATTCTTGGTGAACCTGGTTGTGGTAAAACTGCAATTGTTGAAGGTTTGGCGATGAAAATTGTCAATGGTGATTGTCCTCGTAATCTTTTGGATAAAAGATTGGTTAACCTTGACCTAACTTCAGTTGTTGCTGGTACAAAGTATCGTGGACAATTTGAAGAAAGAATGAAGGTTATCATCGAAGAACTTCAGGCTAATCCTAACATCATCGTATTCATTGATGAAATTCATACTTTGGTTGGCTCAGGTAATTCTTCAGGTTCGATGGATGGTTCCAACATTTTCAAACCAGCACTATCTCGTGGTGAACTACAAGTAATCGGTGCAACCACTTTGGATGAGTTCAGAAAGAACATCGAAAAAGATGGGGCATTGGAACGTAGATTCCAAAAAGTTATTGTTGACCCATCTACAGTGACTGAGACAATCCAAATTTTGAAGAATGTTCGGGACAAATACGAAACATATCACAAAGTGACTTATTCCGATGAAGTCATTGAAGCTTGTGTTAAGTTGGCAGATAGATATATCACCGACCGTGAATTCCCTGACAAAGCATTCGACATCTTGGATGAAGTTGGTGCTAGAATGCAGACCGAACTTAAGGTTCCTGAGGCTATCGAAGAGTTGAAGCGTAAAGCTGCAGAACTTAAACAACAGAAGTTGGATGTAGTTAAAAAACAGAATTACGAACAAGCCGCACAACTCAGAGACAAAGAGAAAAAGTTGTTGGACAAATTGGACCAAGAAAAACAAAAATTCGAGGAACAAATGTCCAAAGACAAACAAAAGGTCGGAATGGATGATGTTTATGATGTTGTTTCAAACATGACTAAAATCCCTGTTAACAAAATGTCTACGGATGATACCAAAGCGTTGTTGAACTTGGACAAACACATTGTTGGAACTGTCATTGGTCAGGATGCCGCGGTTATCAAGGTTGCAAAATCTATCAAGAGAAACCGACTAGGTATCAAAGATCCAAATCGTCCGATTGGTTCATTCGTTTTCTTGGGTTCAACAGGTGTTGGTAAAACTCACTTAGCAAAACAACTTGCAAAGGAAATGTTTGGAAGTGAGGACGCGCTAATCCGTGTGGATATGTCTGAGTACCAAGAGAAACATACCGTATCCAAATTGGTTGGAGCACCTCCAGGCTATGTTGGATACGAAGAAGGTGGATTGTTGACTGAGAAAGTTAAGAACAAGCCTTACTCTGTTATCTTGTTTGATGAGGTTGAGAAAGCTCACAAAGATGTATTCACCGTATTACTTCAAATCTTGGACGATGGTCACGTTACGGATAGTTTGGGTAGAAAGATTAACTTCAAGAATACCCTAATTATCTTAACATCAAATCTCGGAGTTAAAAAACTACAAGACTTCGGAACTGGTATTGGATTCTCATCAAGTACCTATGGTAACGAAGAGGCGAAGAAAGAAATCTTGATGAAAGAAATGAAGAATTTCTTTTCTCCTGAGTTTATCAACCGTATCGATGACACCATTGTTTTCAATTCTCTATCTCAAGAGGATATCAAGAAAATCACCGACATCGAACTTAAGAAGTTGATGAAGCGTCTTGACGAAATGAAGTATAAGATTACTTATGATGAATCACTTTTGAATTACCTCTCAAAAATCGGATATGATGAGGTATACGGTGCAAGACCACTCAAGAGAGCGATTCAGGATAAAGTTGAAGACTTATTATCTGAAGAAGTTCTGACCGACAAAATTATAGTAGGAAAAACCTACGTGATTAAAGTCGAAGATGAAGTAGTCAAAGTAGTCAAGAAAGGTCGGTAAATTAAAAAGGGGATAATTCCCCTTTTTTTTATATTTATAGACATGAGTAATTTTTCCCGACTATTAGACAAATTCAAAAATTCATTCCCAAAAGACTTACAATCAAAAGTTGATGTAATTGAAAATTTTGTTGTGGGATATATTCAAGAAAATGACCTCAATGTAAAGTTCTTGAATTCATGTTCCGCAGGGTTCAAAGGAGTTAGGACAAGAGACCAAATTATTATTTGTTCTCCAATCAGTATGGAAACCATAGGAGACTTTTTATATACCATATTTCACGAAATCAGGCATGAGCAACAGATTAGAGATTTGAAAATGTTAAATCCTTTAACGGATTTTGATTTAGAGGATTTCGAGGCTCTTTACGAACAATACTGGAATATGGAGTTGGATGCCGATAAATTCGCAAAAGAAATGGTGGCAAAACTGGTAATCAAATTGGGGATTCCAATCGATATTGCAAAAAAATTATTTTCGTTGTCACCATACGTTCAGCAATATCCAACCATGTCAAACATGGTTCGTGGAGGTATTCAACAAATTATTAATGACATTAAGAGAATAAAAAAATCGGGTGGAGAATATACTGATATTCAAGACCACCCGGTAGTACAAAGACACATCGATAAGTTAGAGGATTTTATTTAATCTATCAACTTCAATATTATCGTATAAAAAGTTGATTTACCTTCCCACCCGTAAGAATCATAATCGACTGATTCAACTGAAAAATGTTGATTAGATAACACACGAATATCTTCTTCGGTTACACCATCGCAGTTTTCAATTAATACAATTTTCCCATTTGGGTTTAGGTATCTATGTACAGATTCGAAAAACTTTTTATGAAATTGCATGTCATAGTCCAAAGAGATTAATTTTTCTTCACTACTTCTATAACCATTAGGTCTTTCAGTTTTGAAATGTGGGGGGTTTGATACGATAGTGTCAAACTTATTGGAGTCCTCCATTGAATCAAAACAATCGGACTGAATAAACTCAACTTTCAGATTATTAAATCGATTTGTTGTTTCTATACTATCTCGAACCTCGGGATTAATATCTGACAAAACTAATCTATTTGCTTTATTATATTTCAATAAAGTGTAACCGATGAATCCAGGCCCTGAACATATTTCCAATACGTCCCCTTGGTCTTGAATTTTATTTATAATATCGGATTTGGTAATGGCATTAAATCCAAAAGTAGTGCCACCTCCGTCAAACCTTTTTTCGTAGAATACTGAAAGATCGATGATATTGAATAATTCCATAATCAAAAGGGATGAAATTGTCCTCTTGGCACCGACTTTTTGAAATGTAATTTATACCCTAACTCGTCAATCATTTTTCTTCCCATTTCTATCCCATTGAATACGTCCTCAATAACGACATATTCTTCTGGCGTATGATAATCATAATATCCAATAGAAAAATTAATACAAGAAAAATCAAATTTACTTCTCAAGGCATAAACGTCTGTATATGGGTGAACCATATATTGCATTTGTTCATTAATCATTCCTTCAGTCAAAACCTTATCAATTTTTTCGAAGAACTCGGTACCTCTGTCAAATAACATCTGTCCAAAACATTTTTCAGTAATCATCCAATTTTCGGGGGCATCGAACTGAATACCATATCCAACATTTTCAAAAAATTTGGAATCGGCAGCTTTTGAGCCATGACATCCAGTTTCTTCTGAAACGAAGAATGCCGCTTTAAGGTATGGTAATTCTTTAAGTAAAGTTAAACAGGCAAACACACCACATTTGTCGTCTCCTCCAATGCCTGTCGGTCTCTCGTTATCATTAAATGCTTTCAATGCTGGCTTCAATTCACCTTGGGCATTTTTCAACATCATTTCTTTTACGTTGATTGTATCGATATGGTGAACTGTATCTGTATGTGATATTACACAAGGAAAATAAAAATCTTCAGGAAGGTCTGTTGTTCCTTGTTTGGTTGCATAGATATTCATTGTGTCATCGACATAATGTTCTATATTGTTTTCGGTTAACCAATTAACCAAAAATTCAACCATACGATGTTCTTGGTAAGTTTTTGTGGGTACGCTCAGAACTTCTTTGAGCAAAGTTATATCTTTCATTCTATAAAGATATAAATAAATTAGATTTCATCCAAACTAAATAATGAAGGTTGGTATAATAAATTGTAAAAATTTTGTTCACTTAAAGATACTGTCTTTTGTTTTAATCCTTTCGACAATGTCACTATTATTTTCATTTCAGGAAACTTAAATCCTTCAATTTTGAACCTTATTTCTTTTTTGGGGTCTTTTGGTAAAAAGTAATATTCTTCTTGTCTAAATTTTTTCAAAATTCTCGAAGTCATATCAGTGAAATCTTTGAAACTAACTCCCTCTTCTTCTCCCTCTTCTTGAATCGTATCCAAAATTTCAGTAAAAATTGTGTTTGCGACTCTGTTGAAGCCTAAAGAGTCAAACTCATTGGGGTCTTCATAAGCATAATAATCTTCTTCCCAACCGCCTGGTGCTTCTTTTCTACTAAAAATCCTTTCTAATAATTCTTTCAAAGAAATATGGAGTTCACCTTCTTCAATATACAACGCTATCAAGTCTGCTACCGTAATTCTGAAACCTTCACTATATGCGTCAATACCCAACTCAGCAAAATACTCATCCATTTCTTTATTTATCTCTCTTGCAAGTGATGTCTTGAATGCATGATTTTTTTCGTCTACGTAATCTTCAATAACGTATTTTATTTTTTTTCCGAAATTTTCCATTAATTTTTCAGATAACTCCTTTCTGTATTCGTCATCTTCAAAGTTGACTTTCATAGGAAGTATGGCGTTGGAAATTTCAGACAATAGCTCCTTATTTTCTTCGTCCAAAGTGTAGTAAAACCCATACCCCACCATAAAATCTTCTACTGCGGAATAGTGATCCAAAAATTCATACTCAGAATAAGGTGCATTCACCATTTGATAAAACCAAACATCATCATCCCGCATTCCCAACATTTCTAAAAAATCTTGTTGATTGCGAAATTCAACATCAATAACACTCTGACCAGGCGTACTTCTGTCTTCTCTCATGTACGAGAATAGCTTATCAGAGGCTAAAAGTTCATCTTTGGTTATTTTGTGTTTAGCGTAATTTCTTAATGACCTGAAAGTTTCATAATTCATACTACAAATAAATATCAATTTAGTTGGATTCGGAAATATTTATACTTACATTTGTACAACAATGGGGGTGAAATAGAATTGATTAACGTTTGTATAATCAATGGGCACGTAGTCAGAATTCATCTATGACTTGAATCTACGGTGAAGAAAGTAAACGGCAATACTCTTGCTAAGATGTCTGCTTTAGGTTTAACTAGAGAAGCATCTGTTGTAACTGCTTAAGAAGTAGATACAACGTCAGGTCGAATGGGCATATAACCTAGGAACAGAAGCCCTCCAAGGTGTGATACCACCCGAAGCGTATCAAAAGGTCACGTTCAGAGGACTACCTTAGTAAAAGTGAACTCGACACAGTTGTTGGTAACGATGTCAAAATAGGAACCATCTATTTCGGAAGGTATCACAAACCTTGGCCTAAACGTGTAGTCCATTTTTGATATGGCGGGTAAGACTGGGAGGCGGTATCCCACACCTCCACCATTAAATAAAAAAGGGAGTCATTGACTCCCTTTTTTTTTAGTTTCCTTTTGACGGAAATCTTGTCCATCCATTGACCCATATAGGTTTGTCTAATTCCGGTATTACCACGTCAACTTCTTTATTACTTTTTGATAATGCCAATGTTTTAAGTTGTTCACTTGTTAGAATTGTTGTCGCTCTACTAATGAAATTCAGAGTTGGATTGAATGTTCCAACAGAATTGTTTTCAAAGACAGATACACCATCTTTTACGAACTGTGCGGTTTCATTACTTTCCAAACTTAAGCCACCTTTCATCCATCCCCAAACTACGCTATTCTTCATTGTGAATTGGGTAGCTCTTCTAAATCTCAATCCTAAGTTGTGGTTAGCCAATGCTGAAGATGTATTTGGTCCAACCAAAATCATATTGAAAAGTTTTGGGTGTGTGTAAGGTTGTGCTGCGGATCCTGTTCCATCATTATCACATTCCACACCATTTCCAGCGTCACCACTATCGACAAATTGAGGGTCTCTTTTTGCCACTCCGTTTGTAATCATCCCTGTATAACCAAAGTCAAAGTCGAAATCATCATCTGCGGTTGCAAATGCGTAAAGATTTTTACCATTTACGGTTCCACCAAAGAATTCGAATGCGTCATCGTTAGCATATATTGTTTGAATGTTTTCAAGAATTGTTCCGTTTCCTACACCACCTAAAGTAAGTGCGTTGATTTCAGAATTCGGCATCGCTGCGATTCCTGCATATTCAATTCTAACGAATCTCAATACACCACTATTATCAGAATCATTTGTTCCACCATAAGGTCTTCCAATACCACCTTCGATTGTAGGTTCAGAAGAACGGTTTGTCTTCGCTCTACCTAAAATTACTATACCACCCCAATCACCAGGAGATCGTTGTCCCTCAGGTCTCCCAGACGTAAATACAATAGGTTTGGATTGGGTTCCTTCCGCAATAATTTGGGAACCTCTTTCAATACATAACGCTCCCTTCTCGGCAACATCAGAAACTATGGTAGTTCCAGGTTGGATAATAAGTTTTGCTCCATCGGTTACATAAACATATCCTTTAAGTGTCCAAACTTTGTCAGATGTCAAAGTTGTTGTCGTGTTTATGTTTCCTGTAAGTGTTGTGGTAGCTGGGACATTCACTGGTCCTTCTCCTCCACCTAAATCTCTATCACAGCTGAAGAGACCTAATGCAATCATAATTGTTAATAGTTTTTTCATAAATTTAGATTTAAGGTTAATGAAACTATTGTTTCGTTATTTGTGTTTATTAAATTACGGTTTGAAATTCTTTGATAGTTTATTGATGGTTGTGCAAAAATGTCTGATATTGCCAATTTCAATTCTCCCTTTGGAAGTTTGTGTAAGAAAGTAATATCCAAAACATCTCTACTATTTTCGAATATGTCAGGATAACCCTGAAATCCGACAGCGGAAATCCTTTCTCCAATTCTATTGTAGGTTAGATTAAGTGTATTATTTTTCTTGTTGATGTTTACACCTGAATTAACAACATAGTTTGATTGTCCTTGTAATTGTCTTTTTACACCATTTACATCAACCTCAGAATTCATAACTGAAGCGTTTGTGTAAAAATCAAACCATCCATTTATTCTTTTTCTAACTTCCATTTCAACACCATATACAAGAGCGGATTCAGGATTTGAATAAGTTAAAAGTAAGTTGGATGGGACTGACCCATCGGCAACAACTTGTTCGATTGGGTTTACGAAATTCTTACCAAAAAATGAGAGAGAAATATTTTCTGTGTTTGAAGGATATAATTCGTATTTCAAATCAACATTGTATATGTCGGTTTTTTTCAAGTTGGAGTTTCCTAATATTTGTGCGTTTCTAACAAAGTCATAATATGCGAAGTTCGCAACTTCTCTGAACTCTGGTCTTGCCAAGGTCTTACTCAAAGAGAATCTATATTTTGTCTTCTCCAAGTTATAAGAAAGGTTCAATGATGGAAGAATATCCAAATATGTTCTATCCACATTCACCTTTTGACCACTGAAATCTGCGGTCTCCACATCAAACAAGTTGTATTCACCTCTTACACCTGTATTGATTTTCCATTTTCCGATTTCGTTCTCATACATCGTATAAAGATTACCCAAATCAAAGTCAGCGGTATATCTGTCTGTATTGTTGGTTATTTCATCCAATAAATCCGTTGTTTGATATCTGAAAACTCTTGCATTAAATCCTCGAATCTTTTTCAGATAACCTCCACCAACTTCAAATTTACCCAAATCTTTTTTCAAGTTTCCGTTGAATGAATTTTCATCCATAACGCTCCAAAATCTGTAGGTGTCTCTCCATGCCGTTGCAAATGGTTCATTCACACCTAATGATTTGGTGATTGGGTTAATTCTATAATCAGGTTGTTCTCTGAAGATATAGTTATATCCGAAATTGAAATCAAAAGTTTCAATATTACCATCAACCTGTGAGTTGATTACCACGTTATTGATATGGTTTGACGCATTACTCAACACATCTTGTACGTTGTCAAAGTTTTGTCCTTCTCTTGTTAGGTATGAACTTTCCTTTTGGAAGTTTGCCAATGTTTTCCAACTATATTTGTTTTTACCCAAATAAGTTAAGTTTAATAATCCATTTGTGGAGAATCTCTGGGTGTATAATCTATCGTTATAGTCATATGCCAATTCAGTGGAAGATTGATAATCCTTTCTCTCAATGTTGTTGAGAGTATATGAGTTTCTAATTGTTGAACTGAATAATGAATTGAATTTGTTTTTCACATAACCAAATGAAACTCCTCCATTTAAGTTTGGTATGGATTGAAACCCATTTTCAGTTGGGTTTCCTATTTGTTTGGTGAATAGTCGTTTGTCTCCATTACCACTTATTCTGTATTTGTAAGTGGAAGGAAAGGTTGACGGAAATGGGATCGATTCCACCAGTTTGAAGCCTTGGAAAGTCGAGACAGATCCGATTCCCGTCCCCAAGCTTACGTCCAAAAAATTGTCGGACACCTCCTTTGTCGATACTTGAACCAATCCTCCACTCCAATCACCAGGTTGGTTTGCCGAAAATGATTTGGAGACCATAATATTATCAATCAAAGAAGTTGGGATAATATCAAATGAGAATGCCCGTCTATCAGGCTCTGTGGATGGTAAAGGTGTCTGATTTAATAATGCCGAATTATATCTATCGGCAAGTCCTCGAACCAAAACAAATTTGTCATTCTGAATTGTGACACCACTTACTCGTTTCAATGCGTCACCCAAATTTCTATCGGGGGTCTTCTTTATGAATTCTATTGATAATCCATCGGATACGACAATATTATTTCGTATAGATTTCATAACCGATATATCTGTGACTTTTTGAGCAGTTCCTCTCACAAGTACCTCATTTAACTCTGTATCAGTTTGTTCGAAAAGGATATCAAAGATTGTAACCGTGGTTACAGTAATAGTGGTTACGAAATCTTTATATCCGATGTATGTTCCTTTTACTTCATAAGTTCCTTCTTTCAAAGTTATACTGTACTTGGCGTTTTCATCAGAAATTGTTGTGAACTTATTACCATCAGTATCTTGAAATGTTACGTGTGCAAAGTAAATGTCTTCAGTTTTTGATTTTGTTGTCCCATTGATGGTTATTTCCTTTTGTTGTGAAAACAAGGTCAATGGAAATAGGAGTAAAAAAATTAGTGTCCTAATCATATATAATTTTTATCAACAATAATTAGGATGACCATTCCGTTAATACCCAAAATGAATATTATTAAACGGCTAAGTTGTTGTTAACAAAAAATTCTTGGACTTCATGCTGTTATCAGGGAATTTTTATTTATATTTACAAAATGGATATAGCCAAAATATTACTCGCCACCCTGTTTATGACTTTAGGACAAATTGGGTCTTTTATGCAACTTCAAGGTTCAATCAAATATGGTTGGTCAGAAAAATACCTTTGGTTACTCTTACTATCAGGAATCCCTATCAGTTACCTCTACATTAAATCTGTCAATCTTTACGTACAAGGATTTGGGGGTCAAATTTGGCCTAGCAGATTGGTTGGGTTTGCATTGGGAGTTGTAATATTCACAATATTGTCTTCAGTTCTTTTTCAAGAACACTTAAACCTCAAAACGGTCATAAGTTTAATTCTTGCGTTCACAATTGTTGGAATTCAAATATTTTGGAAATGAAAGTTATATTTTTAGATAACGATGGAGTTATCTGTTTAAGTAATAACTGGGGGTCTCGCCTCAAAAAGCAAAAAAAACTGGGTAACAAACCGGTATTTAATCATGAATTACCAGTTGAATATCGCTTTGATAACTTTGATATCAAAGCAGTCAAGGTGTTGAATAAAATCTTGGAACAAACAGGCGCCGAAATTGTAGTAAGTTCTGATTGGAGATTGTACGCATCATTAGAGGAATTAGGAGAATACTACACATCTAAAGGTATCATCAAAAAACCAATCGGATTCACCGAAGTGTTTCATTACACAGATTGGTTAAATGAAGGTCGTGTTCCGTCTGATTTTGATTGGAATAGGACCGATGGTCGAGAACAAGAAAGACACTTTGAGATTAAAGATTGGTTGAAATCACACCCCGAAGTTACACATTGGGTGGCCATTGATGACCTTCACATGGGCATCCACGTTGAAGCGAGTAGTTACGGTTCATACGACAGAGATTGGGGATTGGAAAACTTTGTATGGACACCTCAAAGTGATGAAGGTATTAAACAAAGTGGGATAAAAGATAAAATAATAAAATACTTATCAAATGATTGATTTACAAAAAATATTAGAAGAAGAAGGTGAAGTTCGTAAATTCGGTGGAGTAGCTCCCGAAGGTTTTGTTTTAGTCCATGAAAAAACTCTTGAATCTTTGAAAGATTTCAACACATGGAAAATGTGGAAACATAATGAAATTACCATAAAAGAATTAAACAAAAATAACTTTACTAATAGTTAAAAATATATGATAGATTTTATTAAAATTTCCCCAAAAAGACATTTGTTAAAAACAATAAGCTATAGAGTCTTAAGTAGTGTTATTGGTTTTTTGGTGATGTGGCTTTTTTTCGGAATAATGGTTGGGATTTCATTCAGTTTATTTGAACTACTTTGGAAACCATTACAATATTATTTCCACGAAAGAATATGGTACCGATACATAAAGTACGGTGTCACAAAAGTTGAAGATCCAATTAAACCTGATTTACGTATTATGGACTCCATGTCAACTGTAGGAGTTTCAAATACTGTAACAACCACAGGACCGAAAAGATTAGTTTATACAAAGAAGACCGAATAACTCGGTCTTTTTTTTTGTCCTGATATTTATTTAGTATGAGTATCGAAAAAAACATATCAAGATTATTTGAAGAAATTGAAAAATCGGAAAAACTTATATCGGAATCTATCATTCTAAGTGAGTCATCTACATTCTCACCTCCTTTGAATAAACTTCGAGTATCCTCCCCTTTTGGACCAAGATGGGGAAGTCATCACGATGGGGTTGATTTAGATGCCGTTGATGAGCCTGTTAAATCTCTTGCAGATGGGGTTGTAATTGCGACTCATGCCGACAAATACCCTTGTGGAGGTACTATAATGATTAAACATTCAGATGGTTATACCACAGGTTTTTGTCATATGCAAAAAATAAACGTGAAAGTAGGACAAGAAGTTAAAAAAGGAGATGTAATCGGAATTAGTGGGGGTGGAGAAGGTGATCCAGGTAAAGGTAGAAGTACCGGAAAACACTTACACTTATCGATAAGAAAAGACGGAAAACCATTGGATCCGATGGATTATATAGATAAAGAGGGAGTATTAGTTGGTACAGTACCTTTATCACCAACATCAGGTACAGACATTGCAACCATTCCAACTTCAAGTTCGGATAGTCAAGGTACCGTACCGGAATTCGGAATTGCTGACTTTGATTTCTTAACGGGAAATGTAAAAGGGAATATTGCAGATTTTGATTTTATTAAAGGAATCAAAGAACGAAAAATCACAGAAAATATAAAAAGGATAAAAAAATTGTTATAAAAAAACCCACCATAAGGTGGGTCTTTTTTTTGGGTTAGGTTGAGATTACTTTACCTCTACGGCTTCAACTTCTTCAACTGCTACTGTGTCAGCAACTTCTACCGCTACTGAATCTACCGCTACTGAATCAACTGCAACTGAATCAGTTGCAACAGTTTCAACTGCTTTACCTCCACAAGATGCAAGAATCATGGTAGAAAGGATTGCGAATACTACTAAACTTTTTTTCATTTTTTTTGTGTTTTTGTTTTTTAATTTAATTTACGAACTATAAATATACGAAAGTTTCTCGAGGTCGTCAAATATTTTAGATTTTTTTGCAGAATATTTAATTCATAATCTGTAAAAAAATATAAGAAAGTTTGTATCCCGTAAATGCCCCAAGAGCAGACGGTATTGGAAATACAATCAATTTCCCCAAATCTGTCACATATTTAGGTCTATTAACAATTTTACCCATAAAGAAATAATAAGTCAAATAACCTATTAAAACCGCCAAATCAGTTTCAGTTGCAATGAAGACAACTAAAGTTGCCGCAATGAATCCAAAGATAAAATTATCTCGAACACCCTCCCAAATTTCATAAGAACTTGCGTCCTTATATTCTTTTACAATTTTATTGAATTTAGCCTTGTTGCCAATTCTTTTTTTCACTTGAATTTCCATGTTGGAATAGGTGGACTCGAACCACCAACCTTTCGCGTATCAGACGAATGCTCTAACCAATTGAGCTATATTCCATTATGCTGTAAGAGATGGATTCGAACCACCACGAGGAGATTCAACAAATAACATATCGCCGGCCGGCTGGTGGTCTACCCCCTCATATTATTTGTCTATTTCTAATTCCCCACCCCCGAGACAGGAGGGCTTGTCTGCCAATTTCAACACCTTACAAAAAGCAGAGAGTATTGGATTCGAACCAATGCATCCCTTTCGAGATGACAGATTAGCAATCTGCTCCTTTAACCACTCAGGCAACTCTCTATTGTTATCCTACAAGGATTCGAACCTCGAACGACTGAACCAAAATCAGTAGTGTTACCGTTACACCATAGGATAGTTTAGACAGACCTTAGGAGACGTATTATTCTCTTCATTATCCTTGTACTTTAACACCGTGGGAAGCGTGTGTCTGTCTTGTGGGAACGATAGGACTCGAACCTATGAACTCCGAAGAGAGGAGATTTACAGTCTCCGGCAATTGCCGCTATGCGACGTTCCCAAAATAAGGAAAGGAGAAGATGGTTCCGTGGACATCTCCTTTTACGATTGGCGTTACTACGATGATTCCAAACTCCAAATGTACCACCTCCATCATCAGGTTAACATACATTCCTTCCCCAATCAACCTTTAGCACAGGAGGAGAGAATCGAACTCCCGACAACTGGTTTTGGAGACCAGTGCTCTTCCATCTGAGCTACTCCTGTATTCAACAAAGTTAAATAAATTTGTTCATCAAATTTAACTCTTTTATCAAATCTTTACAATAAAATTTATGACCATTTTCGGACCAATGTCCATCAGATATACGTCCATTTGTTTCTTCTTTGATGGTTTGATACTTTTGAAATAAACCATTTTGATTCCACCTCCAAATATGTAAAATCATATCTTTCATTACAAATTTTATCATATTCTCCCAAGCCATACGTTCTTCCTCTACTCCTTTATTCGGATCACGATGTTCTCCCGTAACCCTATTTAGAAGCAAGTTGAGAATAGAATCACTATCAATCCCCCCCCAATCAATTTGTTCCATCACATTGAATGATCTCCACTCACCATTCTCATCAGTTATTCGAATTCTTGGTTCAGGTGCCCATCCAACAAAAACAATATCATTCGGTTTTATTTCTGTAATATTTTCACAAAAAGATTGGAGTATTGAATAGTTATCCCATCCTCCTTGAGCAAAATTTTTGTAATCATATCCCAATTCTTCAGAAACCAATTTCCCCCATGATTTTGGGAAATATCCTTTCAAATCCTTGTAAAGTTCGAAATTACCAATTCGGTTATTTTCGAAATCCACAGAAAATGAATCACCGAATACCCATACTGTTTTCATGTGTTTATTTTTTCAACAACCAAGACGAAGATTGGATTTTATCGCCAAGTCCATCAATCAACTTAATCCCTAACCAATCACATATGTGTCTCTCAGGGATGCTATTGTTAGTTTGGTCTCCACCATTGGCGAATAAGTATTCATCCTCTCTATCCCCCAAAGTATAAATCGTTTCGAGTGTTTTACAAACAGTTCTATCTGTATCTATGGAGGGGAAAACTCTATCAACCATTTTCAAATTTTGGACGATAAACATTCTCTCATCTTCACTCTGAAACTCTTTACTACCTTTCAACTCTCTCTGTTTGTCGTTATTGACGATAACATAGAGTTTATCACCATGTTCTTTGGACTTATTGAAATATTCAATATGTCCCTTATGAACAGGATTAAAATAACCGCTTACAATTACAATTTTCATATTCTAAAATTAAATGAGGTCAGAATCGGATTCGAACCGATGGATACTTGTTTTGCAGACAAGCCCCTTAAGCCACTTGGGTATCTGACCATTTATAATGTGTCAGGACGGGTTTCTAACCCGCTCCTCAGTTAACTACTGTGTGCTGCCATTTACACCACCTGACTAAATTTAGATTTCTAAAACTCATCCTCGAAAGGGTAAAGAAACTCCATCTTATTTGTTTTTTGCGTAGTCAGGACAGGATTCGAACCTGTACGAAGAGTATGTGTGTCTCTTCTCCTATGGGTTTACCTCAAGGGTTTCCACCTGCCATCGCACGTTGTAGCGTCTACCAATTTCGCCACCTGACTATATTAGGTTAGAGGCTGTTAACCATAAGGTCGTACGAAACATCACTTGTACTTCGTGTCAGGGAATTTCCCATACCTCTAAAGTAGTCAGGACAGGATTCGAACCTGTATGATTGAAAAGACCAATTTTATTCGGTTCTTCGGGATGGTCAACATATTTAATGTGATGTCTCACGGCCCGATTAATCAATCACCCATTACACGTCTACCAATTTCGCCACCTGACCAATGTTTTTAGTTACTTTATCAACACTTCTCCAAGAACCACCTCGGCCAGTTTATATCAATTTCACTTAGGTTACGTCATGATTCTGCTGGTTAAGCGTCCTCAATCTAAACCCGTTTGTACTCCGTACGGGACTCGAACCCGTAAGCTCTCCCGTGAAAGGGGAGTGTCCTAACCAATTAGACGAACGGAGCTTGTTTGTCTTACAAAGATACTACAATATTTCAAAGAACAAAAACATGTCATAAAAAAACCCCAAACTTTTTTTAAGAGTTCGGGGTCTAAAAATTTAATTTATCTAAATTAAAAAATTACTTTCTATGACATCCGAACTACAGGGCAAATACCTTCATACCAACATTTCTCTTGTTGACTATTACTGTTAATATGTTGACCTGTAGTTCTCATTGTATTGATAATTACTTCTAATGTATGAAATATTTTTATTTTGTCAAATGTTTTTTGTATCCCCGACACGATTCGAACGTGTGACCCCAAACTTAGAAGGTTTGCGCTCTATCCAGCTGAGCTACGGAGACAAATATTACTGACCGTATATTTTTTTAGCAAGTTCTTCGGCTTCAGCCAGAAGTTTGTCAGATGCGGTTCTGTTTGTATGAGATAATTTATAAGCATCTGCCATCATTTTCTCATAAGTTTCCTGTAGTTTTTCTTTTTCTGTTTTCTTCTTAAATAATCCGAACATAATATGTGAATAACACTATCGTCTTTGAAAGTTTTTATTTAATCTTTATGCCTTGCGGCGTTCAATCTACTTTCAAGTTTATCAAGTCGTGAATCTATTGTTCGATAAATATCGTCAATAATTCTATCACGATCTCTCATTTGATTTTCAATTTCTCTTGCGAGAAACTGATTTATTTGTTTAATTTCTTCCTTCTGTTTATTCACTCTAACAAAAGCAATAACCGCAACCACTGCCACAGCAATGACCACAACTATAGACATTCCTAAAATAAATGATACTAAATCCATATAATTTTCTCCTTTATTCCAAAGAACGATAGTGTTATACTCTACATTTATGTTACTCTACCTGGTTTCCAACCGTCGGGAATAATATCTTCTTTTTTTATTTTTCTATTTTCATCACCATTTGTAATCCATTTTGTACCAAATTGTGAGTTAGATTTTCCGATACCCTTTCCTTTTTGAACTTCTCTCATTTTTCTTTTGGTCTCCTCGGTGTGAAGCCTATTTCTGAATGTTGCGTGATCAAAATTACTTTTTTGGAATCCCAATTTAATTCGATTCGAGAACCACTTATTCCATTCGTCATTCATCAGAAGTTTTTGAACTTCTGGTGACCCTTTAATTAGATTCTTTTTTCCTGCTTCTGAAAATTTATATTTATGATTATCGTTTACAAATCCACCAGATCCACCAGGTTTCAGATTCATACACATCGGGTCTTTCAATAAATTTTCATTTACTAATTCTTTTTCTCTTAAAGACAAAGAAAGCCTATTTGGGAAAAATTCTAAAATTTCGAGCTTAAAATTTTCTTTACCATTTTTCCTAATAGACCTTCTTAATCTAATTCCACTCCCTAAATAACCATCATTCAGATTATCACTTGAGTGCATACCTATATAAAACTTTCCATTTTTAAGGTTTGTGGTTTTATATATGTAATGATACTTTTTTTGTGGTCTTGCCATAACTTATACATTATATATATAAATATAGCAAAGTACAAAAAAGTACTCCGGTATCAGAGATGGGAGTCGAACCCACACGAGCTTTCGCCCAGCAGATTTTAAGTCTGCCATGTATACCATTCCATCACTCCGACATTATTCTACAAATATAATGAAAGTTTTAGATACTTTCAACCCGATGTTTCATAATTTCACAATACTTCTCATCGATTTCATAACTAATAGAGTTGAATCCCAACTCTTGAGCAACCTTACTTGTTGTTCCACTTCCACCGAATACATCGATAATTGTTTGATTTGGTTGTGCGGTTGTCAAAATAATTCTTCGGATTACTTCCTCAGGAATTTGACAAGGGTGCTCGGTCTTTTCCTTGCTAACATTTTTGACTTGGTTGATTTCCCACCAATCATAAAGTTTTGCACCAGTCTTTCCTTCAGCAATTCTTTTTTGAATACGTTTGTCTTTGAGATTTTTATATTCCTGTCTGACTTTCCTAAAGTCAGGTTTACAACCCCACCATGATATCAATCGACTTTGTTTTCCTGTGTTGGAATTATACACCCAACAAACAACCTGTTCACATTTGGCGTTGATTGCCTTTGGTAACAAGTTGATTGTTTCTTCGGGGTAATGAATGATGACACAAGGGGTTGGGATTTTGGATAATAATTCGATATAATCCTCTTCGCTTAATTTGTCTTTATATTCGTTGTAAGAATATTCTTGATTATAAGGTGGGTCGGTTATTGTTAATCCTGTTGGTATGTCGCAGTTTCTAAAATCTTCGTTAATAATTGTTGTTTCCACCATAAATTTAATAAATCATTCTAAAATTCTTCTTCCCACAGTGTGTTGGATATAGACTCCTCAATGTTGTATGCGTGTGATAATATAACATATTTTTTGTCAAAGTAAAATTGGAATTCTCCTTGAGATCCTTCATTTATTTCCCAACCTCCGAAGTTTTCTTCCAATTGTTGATAACACCATTCTTCTATTTCGGGTGGTACAGGTTGACCACTCTCAAAATTCGATTCGATGTATCCACTATCACCACCTCCATTATACTTCAAGACCAAATAATTATCTTCAGGAATTTCGATATCATCGAAAACTCCTTTTTCTTCCCACTCTTCAATCATATCATCGTATTCGACACCTTCTGAACCTCCCTCAGTTTGATAACTATACATGTGTGTTAAGGAGATTTCTTTTTTAACACTATCAATCGTTATTTCGAATCCTTGATAAACGATGTTAGCATCATTAGGTAATTCATCGTATAATCCTTCATCATCAACATAACTGATAATTTTTTTCAATATTGGTACAAGGCCGTCTGGAATTTCTGCGGTATAATTATTCTCAAAATGAGTTGGAAAATAATTTTCCCCGTATGAAATTTCATCGTCGTCTGGTTCCATTTCAAATGTAATTTCTCCATAGCTTATTCCCAATGAACTGAGATATCTCGAAACTTTACCTAAATATTTTTTTTCTTCTGGTGTTAATATATTTTGTGCCATACAAATAAATATCAGTCTTCGAATTCTAATTTAATTGTCTTCAACATCCATTGTGGTCTTTGACTGGTCGCAACATTATTAACCCATTCTTTTGCGGATGGAATGTAGTTGTTACAATCTTCCTTTACATGTTGTTCACCAACATATCGGGTATAAACTGTCTTACCATCCGAGTTTTTGAATTCGGTACCAAACCTTTTTTCCATTTCAAATATTCCTTCACTATGATGTCTAAACATTCTATGTAGGGAATCACCAAACCATGACTTGGTTTCGTCTAACCATTCATGCAAATGAATGTAGTCCTCAGGTTTTCCACCAAACTTTTTGGCGGATGATTTTGCATGTAAGTTTGGATGTGCCATTATGATTTAATTTGTGAAAAAGATTGTAACGTCTGTACGGTTTGTTTCCAAGGATAATCCTTCAGTTTCCATTTCATTCTTAGCGTCCGTTCCGTCATTCTTTCGAATCGTTACTATATTGCAGAGGAGACAGGATTCGAACCTGCAAAGCTTTTACACCCGACGGTTTTCAAGACCGCTCAACAACCGCTGTCCACTCCTCTAATTAAACCTAACATAATCAAATCGTCATTTGAATAGAGGTTAGGGGTGTGATTTTAGCTTATACCTTGGGCTATTCACTTATATCACAATACAACCTCTGTGTTGTTCTTACGGTTAACATCGAGGTACACGGCTTACCCTGGGACGCTGTTCTTATGGATAGCGTGGTAATTACCGTTGGAGCTCCCACTCGGAATCGAACCAAGTTATCATGATTACAAGTCATGTGCATCGCCAGCAATGCTTTAGGAGCGTATAATTAAATATCTGTGGGCCTGGTAGGAATCGAACCTACTACCTTCACATTATGAGTGTGCCGCTCTAACCGAGTGAGCTACAGGCCCGAAGTATCGTAAATATTAACTATGTTTTTCTTCAAATCAACATGACAAAGGTAATAAAATTTTTCATTCACAACAACTTTCGTTTCTAAAAAAAATAAATTACTTTTGTTGAAATATTTGATAAATGAGTACGGTATTAGTTTTGAATTCTGATTACACTCCTCTGAACGTAACAAGTGTTCAGAGAGGATTTGTATTGGTTACCAAAGGAAAGGCGGAAGTGTTAAGGTCGGATGAAAATCCGATTGTGACAGGTTACAAGACGTTTATACGACCCGTTATCATACGACTATTAAAATATATTAGGCATAGAACAAGATTGAACAAACCCAACCGTAGTCGCATTTATAAAAGGGACGGATATGAGTGTGTTTATTGTGGGTCGAAAAAGAATCTAACCTTAGACCACGTTATACCCAAATCAAGAGGAGGTTCGAATGAATGGACAAACTTGGTTACTTGTTGTTCAAAGTGTAATCGAGATAAGGACAACAAAACTCCTGATGAGGCAAAGATGCCAATGAAGAAGCCGGCATACGAACCACCAATAATGTATGATGATGTGGCGTTATTAAATGTTTGGACAGATTTCCAAAAATCTTTTGTATAAAATAAAAATTGTATTAACTTTGTGAAAAATAAATCAGATATGAACATCGGACAAGAATTTCAAAACTATTACGTGAAACATTTGGGAAAAGGGTCATTAGACCTTCACAATTTCTCAAGTCAAATTCAATCATCAATGACTCCTTATATTCTTGAAGAAAGAGAAATGAGGGCAACTCAAATCGACATCTTCTCAAGATTGATGAGAGACAGAATTATTTGGGTGGCTGGTCCTGTGGATGATAGAATGTCGACTATTGTACAAGCACAATTGATGTTTATGGACAATGTTGATAAGACCGATATTACTATGCACATTGATAGTCCAGGTGGAAGTGTGAAGTCAGGATTGTCTATGGTTGATGTAATGAACTACATTGCTTGTGATATCAGAACGGTGAATACAGGTATGGCAGCTTCTATGGGTTCTGTGTTGTTAGGAGCAGGAACCAAAGGAAAAAGAAGTTCTTTGAGATTTTCGAGAACAATGTTACACCAATCTTCTGGTGGTGCCGTAGGTAACATTCAAGACGCTGAAATCACAATGAGAGAATGGGCAAAATTGAATGATATTCTATTTGGTCTCCTTGGTGAGTTTTGTGGAAAAGACCCTGAACAAGTTAAGTTGGACGCTAGTAGAGATTTGTGGTTGGATAGTGAACAAGCCCTCGAATATGGAATTATTGACGAGATTGTTAAAACGAAAAAGAGGGGTAAATAACCCCTCTTTTTTTTTAGACTTAGAACACCCCCTTTTCTTTTTGTTCGTCAGTTTATCACAAAATAATTTTACTTATTTTGGCTATTGTGTGAATAATCCTCCATCCACATCAGGTTTCAATTTGTCATAAACTTTCGAAGCCTTTTCACTCATTGTATTAAATAAATCACATACTACATCTCTAATCTTTCTTTGTACATTTTCAGAGAAACTTTGGTCTTGTACTGCATCCGCTAAAGCGCTATTCAAGAATTTGGATTCGATTGCGTCAGTGCCACTTTGTTGAAGAATTCTTTTGTGTATCACATCTGATAACGCGTCTGCAATCAACTTGGATAATTCGTCACAACTTCTTAATGATTGGGCAAGTTTTGTTGGGTCTGCAGATAAAATAGATTTTAATGACTCTTTGAAATAATCCGCAAGTTGTAATGATTTCATCAATGAATTCACTATCGGGTCAATAATTGTTTGGAAAATCCCTGTAAATCCATCTCCGAAAATTTTACCCAAGAAATCTTTAAGTTGTTCGTTCAATAAATTTGTTTCTTGTAAATAATTCATTTCAGATACAAGTTTGAACGCAATTTTCTCCTGTTTTAATTTCGATAATGAACCAAAATTTTTAATATTTTCTTCAGATTCAAAAATCATAAGAATTCTTTTCTTGACTAAATTTTGTTCAATCAAGAGTTTTTCTTTTCTTTCTTTTGTTTCTAAGATTGCTTTTTTTACTTTAATTTCTAACATAAGTGTAATTACTTAATTCTCCACATTGAATCGGATCCTTGTGTTAATGGTCCTCCCTCTTTACGACCTGATAGAATATCTAGCATGTTATCAATTCTTTCACCACCCTTACCTAACACACCGAATTTTCCATAATGTTGGTCTCTACAAGCCTGAACAATTCTTTTTGCCTTGGCGATTGTTGCTGGGTCAACAACGATACTATTTTTTTGTTTGAATGAATCGTAAAAATCTGTAATATTTTTTCTACAAACTGATTTATTAACCGATTGGTTGTCTAGAATATCACTCAAAATACTATCTTGTCTCCTAAGTGTGGATTGTTGATTAGCGTCAGTGTAACCTGCGGCTGGTCCAGTTTGTGTTGGTTGAGCAACAGGTTGAGTTTGTGTTGGCTGAGCGACAGGTTGAGCTTGTGTTGGCTGACCGCCAGATTGAATTTGTTTGAAGAATTCTTCCGCGTTTTTGCTATCGAAATTAAAGTTTCCCAAAACACTTCTCATTGTAAAATTTGAATCCCCGTCACAACTCCATACACCGTTGTCAGACAAATCCCCATCTGTATACTGTTTCCAAGTTTTTTTTCCATCCTTCCAAGTAAGAAATTTCCAAGTGAGGTTTGAAGGTAATGTCACTTCCAACTCACCAGTTCCATATACGGAAGCTTGAGTGTATTTGGCATTTTTGTAATAATAAAAAGTTTTTGTTCGGAAATAATTTTTGACACATGAAAGTGGGTCAGATGTGTTAGTTTGAGTTTGTTGAATTTTCGACTCAGGTTCTCCTGTAGGACCAAATTTTAATTTATAAGATGGGTTATCAATTTTTGACTTTCTACTAATTTTTGGACTACCATCACTTCTTTTACTTGTAAATTTATTTGAACCATTTTCCTTATTCATCCGAAAATGTTGGTCATCCAAACAATTGAATGTCCCTCTTTCAGTGATTTGACCTTCATCCAATTGATTCCATTCACCAACACCATTTTCAAATTTGAAATCCCATACTGTTACACCTTGATCAGCCATTTCACTTTCAAATGGAATTATGTGTACTCTAAAAGAATTTCCTAAATCTTGTGTAGGAACAAATGAGTCGTGGACTTGATAGAATTTTTTTACACACGCTAAAGAAGTTTTTGTTCCTGATTGGACCGCTCTACCATCATTTAACTTAGACCAAGTATCTCCCCCTACCACACCATCATCTTCCAAACCATTTGCCACTTGAAAAGCCGTAACCATTTTTTTTGTTCTTTCACCGAAGGAATTATCTACCTTACCACTTTTACTAATATCTTTATATCCTTTACTTATAAGTAATTCTTGAATTTTACCAACAATATCCCCTTTCATTCCCAACTTAACAAATTTACCACCTTCACTCAAATCGTCAGGAGTTAATGTTGTTGTTTGTTCTGAAACTAAGATTTTGTTTTCAACAGAAGTTTTTGATAAATCATACTTCATCATCAACTTTACTCTCTCTAATGCTTCTTCAGGGCTATATTTTGGTTGGACCATAATTCACTAATTTATATTATAAATACACGTAATTTACCAAATTTGATTGGCAGCTCCTCTCGTAAGACCTGTTTCCCATTTTTCTCCCGACGCCCCCAACCGATTTGCTTTACCTCTAGTAATTGTATATGAATCAGACCATTTTGGAACTTTTCCTCCACCACCTCCTGAAGATGCCGGAGCAGACCTAGCGTCATCTTGTTCACCCATTTCATCTTTAGCTCCGATTTGAGAATACTTTGAAAAAAAATCTATAAGGAAGTCAACGTCTAATATCATACTAATAAATATTTGTTTAATTAGAAAATTTTTTATTACATTTGGAATATGAAAAAGATTACACTAATACTCCTCTTATTTCTAACCTCTTGTCAATTCTACGTCACCGAAATCAAGAACGTTACGTTGAGTGGAAAATACGTTGTTTCGAGATTGGATATTACTAGTGTCGACCAAAGCAATCCAAGAATTGAAAAATACAATAATGGTACATGTATAAATAACAATTTTGGTAATCCATTTAACGAGATTACTATAAATAATTTTTATATTCATTTTGATTATTCTACAGTAAGAATGGGGGGGATTCGAGTGGAAAATGGTCGAGATATTTGGGAATATGGGATGTCCCCAAAAGAAATTTTTTACCGAGTATCTAATACAACCCCTTTTCATTCAGGTAATCTTGAATTTGATTACTTATCAAAAGATGGTTCCCTCAGGTCAATGAAATTTATTATCGAAGATGATGGATTAGAAACTCTCCAATTAAAGTCAACAGGGATTTGGCCAAACAATCAGTTTGGAGAAAAACAAGTCATGACACTGTATTTGACTCGGGTCGGCCCTTAATAAAATTCAGGTTGAGGTATTGAATCTGTATTAACGATATAATATTCGTTTAGAAAAGACATTAATTCATCTTCATCTAATTCAATTTTTTCTTCTTCATATGAATCTTCTTCAAGGTCATCATCGAAAAAATCAAAAGATTCTGTTATCAAATCGAATCCATAACTTTCAACTACATCATAATTGATAGTGTCGATTCTCACAACATCTTCTTCGTCCTCAATAGTTCTGAACGAAACTTCCAATAGATTTTTCTCACCGTTAAAGTAGTAAGAGACGATTTCCTTTATTTCCATATGGCAACAATTTAATAACAAATATTAGAAAACATATGAAAAGTTATATTTTTGTTATAATAAAATAAAAAAACCCCATATTACTATGGGGTTGAAACTCATTTGAGTCGGTCCTACGAGACTATCATAGGAGGGGAATTTTATTTTATAATCTTCATTCTACTCATCATTTCAGTAATTTTGTTTTTCTGATTGTGGAAAGATTCTTGTAAATCTTCATCTATTTCGAATTCTTCTTCATCTTCAACTTCCATCTCATCTATTTCTTCTTCATTATAACTTGTTCTCTGATATGGTCCTGCTTTACCCGGTCCTTCAGAGTCAAAGTCATATGGAGGATCCATTTCACCATAAATTCCTTGAGAACCTGATACATCGACTTCATCAATTTCATCCGCGAATGCCGACTCCATGAACATGAAATCCTCTTCTTCTTCCTCTTCTTGACTTCCACATTCTTCCATATACTCTACGATTAAATCTTCACCGAACCAGTCCTTACACAAATCATGAATTTCATAATAGAAATCAGAATGTAATTCTTGTTCAGTTTCAATAAAAAAAGTATCTAATGCGGTAGTAATAACATTGTCGGCATATTCAAATTCATCACCGAAGTCTTTGCAAGCATCGAATTGGTCTTTTTCATATTCAATGAAAGTTAACAAATTCGGATAAGTAATTCCTCTTCTTTTATATCTCATCATATCCTCAGGTGACATTTGTTCTTCCATTTCCCCTTCTGTAGGATATACATCTCCACCTGCCATTGGCCCATCGGAAATAAAGTTGTATGCTGGATCGATATTACTTAAATCCATATCAGGAGCATTTCCTCCACCTGTATAACCTTGTTCATCGATAGTTTCTGTACCCTTCAACAAATCTTTGTCGATAAGACCTACTCTCACTAAACGATTCAATAATGTTTTTCTTGGTAATTTTCTCAAATATCTGATTACAATTGGTGGTATATCTTCACCATATTGGCCAAATAAATTACTCAAAATTTCATTTTCTTTTGGAGTTGGGATAAATGATGCTCTTGCTCTTGATGCTTTCATACCTCTTGAACCTTTTTCGTAAGGCATATCATCTGTAATATCTTCATCCAATTGGTCTCCAACCTCTAAATCTTCGAATCCATCATCTTCATTATCAGGATCTTCGTATTCGTCTTCTTTGTATAGATTTTTGTGCATTTTCTCGAATGTATCAACACTATTAGACGGTCCTTCGATGTAATCAAATCCCGCAGATGGATTAAGGTCTGATTCATCATAAATGTCGTCTAATTTACCAGTGGCTTCTTCCATTTTTCCACTACCACATTGTTCACATATACCTTCACTCATTCTCATTGCTCCACACTCGTCACAAACTTCTGTTTTTTCAACTTGTTCGTTAATTCCCATATTTGTATATTTCTTCACTTCACCTTTGTTGTTTACAACCATTCCGTCTTTATCTCCGGCAAAATCGTAAACATGTAAGGGTTGGGTATTGGAAACCTGTGGTTGCATAGTTTGGTATCCATTGTATAAACTTTTGTGTTGGTCTAAAATATTTTGTTTCTCTGTTGCAGATAATTGACCTAATCCGAAGTATCCTCTCATAACTAATAGTTTTACTTATAAATACTTTTATTTCTTCGTTTTTTCATTTGACATTATCTCACATAAAATTTATTATTGTATTACACAAGTGAGTTCTGTATTTTCATCCGATAGTATCTTGGTAATTTATTTATCGCCTCAATTTATGGACTCACTTGTTTTTTAACTACTATGACAATCAACGACTACGATATCCACGAATACGCTGAAGGTGCCATCATCCTTGATGGACTTGACGAGGCAATCATTGGGATTGTTGAGGAGTTCGGAAACGGGCCTCGTATCCTTTATTCCAAAAACAAAATCCTTAACATTTTATGTGAAAGAGATTTAATGACACACTCAGAGGCCGAAGAGTTTTATGATTACAATATCATCGGTCTTTACGCTGGAGAACAAAATCCAGTATTTTTGGTTTCCGAGTAATTTTTTCTTATTATTGTAAAAAACAAAAAAATGTACTGGAAAGTAAATCACAGTAAACTTAGAAAAGTTCCGGGAAAATATTGGATAATTCCCTGTATATCTATTTGGTATGATCAATATTACTTCTTGGAATCAGGAGTAAACACTCCAGCCTTTGGTCTTAATGTTTCTTTTTATAATTTTGCTTACGGAATAGTTATACAAAAACAATATTACTAAAATAAAAAAATATGGCACTACAAACACTAATTTTCAACACAAAAACCAAATCCGTCGTAGTTTACGAAGGAGAACATCATTCAAAAATTCTTTATACTTTCCAAGACGTTCCAACCGTAAAAGTTTTGGACACCTACTACGAAGTTATGGTTAAACAAGCAAGTGAAGAAGGAGAGATAAGAGTACCTGTAGGTAGATTTCCAGTCTCTAACACAAACATGCTAATCCAAAATTAAATTATGACGAAAAAAATTGTAATTTTAATCAAAAGATTTTTGCCACCACTTTTGTTGGGAATCTTTTTAGTTTTTTCTCTCATACCATTGACGGAATCTACAAATTTTTTTGTTTCGACAATCTCGACAATTTTGGGGGGAATTTTAATTTCACTTGTGTTTTATCTACTTTTTTTTCGTATCTTTAGGGGTACTGAAAAAAAATGAACTTCGACTTAAACATATTGAATGATTACATTGAAAAGGGTTTGGTGGTCAAAAATGACCATCCAACCCTTTCTTTATCTATATACAACTACACCAGAAAAACCCAATACGAAAAATTGTGGGACAATATTACCAAAAGTTGTAGAGGATTAATTTTAGATAATCAAGGGAATGTAATCGCGAAGTCATTCGACAAGTTTTTCAATTTAGAGGAACATTCTCCTACCGAAATACCCAACGAAGATTTTGAAGTATATGAAAAACTTGATGGGTCTTTGGGTATTTTGTTTTGGTATCAAGGCAAATGGATTATCGCTAGTAAGGGGTCATTTACTTCAGAACAATCAATTAAGGCAAAACAAATATTAGACGAAAAGTATAATGTGGAACCTATCCCAAAAGGATACACTACTTTAGTCGAAATAATTTACCCTCAGAATAGAATCGTATGTGATTACGGTAGTGACGAATCTTTGGTGGTACTATCAATGATTAGTAATGCCAACGGTAAAGAACTTGAACATGATTCGTTATTATTGATAAATAAAGAAACTAATATCCCCGTAGTCAAAAAATACGATGGAATTCAAGACTACAAGAGTCTTAAATCCACTATCTCCAAAGAAAGGGAGGGTTATGTTATTAAATTCAGAAGTGGTCTTAGAATGAAGATAAAGGGTGAAGATTACGTTTATCTTCACAGATTATTGACTGAGTTTTCAAATGTAGATATTTGGGAATATTTGAAAGACAATAAGGATTTGAATTTGTTGTTGGATAGAGTACCTGATGAATTTGATTCTTGGGTTAAAAACACCGTAAAAGATTTGGTTGCCAGATATGAAAATATCCTCAAAGATTACACTGAGATATTCAATGAACTGAAATCAAAGAATTTGGAACAAAAAGATTTTGCTGAGAATGCAAAAGGATATGACCATCCATCAATATTATTCAGTATGTTGAATGGAAAAGATGTTTCACCATTTATTTGGAAATTAATAAAACCGGAGTACAGTAAACCGTTTTGGCAGAAAGAATCATGAAACCGAGTTTAGAAAAAATATTGAATAATCACATTGTACACACTGGATTTTTTGATAGGAATTCAGTTGAAAAATGTATGGAACAATCTTATGATTTGGGGACTAAAGAATTTATTGAATGGTTATCAAAACAAGATTATCTATCCGACAACATAAACTACATCATCGAAGAATGGAAGAACCAAAATAAATTATGAAATATTATCTTTTGGTTTTGGCGTTTCAAATTATGTTCAATATCTTTAAGGTGTTGGAAATAAAATATACGTACGAGAACAAGTTGACCCTATTGTTATATAATTCTGTTTACATTAACTTAGTCTCCTTAGCAACAGTTTATTGGTCATTGGACCTTCTGTTTGAAGGTGATTGGTGGGTAATTCCATTTTACGTTGGTGGTAGTGTTATTGGAAAATGGATTGCGATGAGACATGTAGAAAACATCAGATATAAAATATTCAAACTTTTTGGTAAAAAAATAAGTAAATTACAAAATAAACTACCTAAACAAGATGAAGACAACTAGTAAATTCGGTCCATTCAAGGACAACAGACCTTTTGATGAGAAAGCTTTGGATTTTCTACAAAGCCTTCTATTTTGGAGAGGTAGAAAAAAAGGAATGGTTTATACCAGGGATATTACTTGGGACGATATTCGTGCGGTTTTTTTTCCAGAAAATTTTTACGAGAAATATAAATATTTGGGTTCTGTACCTTACAGAGAACTCGGAACTGTATTCAAAGCAATGTACCCTTTGGTACTAGCAATGGATTACGAAGCGAAACCTAAAGGTTGCCCAAGATGGTTTCTTCGTTTCTTGCACTTGTTTGGGTCAGATAATTCTATTATCAGAGTTCGTAACCTAACTTTACATAATTTGAAAGTGAAACTTACCAAAGGGATTATGATGAATGATTATAAAACAAAGTGGGCGGATTATGATTTGAGAATTTCAATAAGTGCTCCTGAACATCTTCATAATCTGGCAAATGCAATAGAAGGAGAATATTTTTCTCAAGGAAGACAAAAGGAGTTGGCAGAACAAATCAAGGAACTTGACCCAAATGCAAGTATTATTTGGGGTGATGTCAACCGACTTGTAAAACAGTATAACGATTTATTATCTAACGAAAACAAAGAAGTATATGACTATATCAGTTGAAATATTAATATCAATTTTCTTTGTACTTCTAACACCCATTGTTATTTCTATTCTGTGGGTAAGAGGTATAGATTACATGCATAAAAATCATCCTGATTATAAAGGATATGATTTATTCGATGAAGATGAAGATGAAAAAGATGATTCAAAAGATTAGTTTTATTCTAAAAGAGATTTGGAAAGGGTTTTCCATTTCCAGTTATATTCAACAAAATCACCAACAATTTGGTAAACTATAAAATTATGACAAAGCGATTGACTATAAAACAGAAACAAGAACAATTTGTGGTAGATGTAATCAACAAAATGTTTGAAATCGCAGGACACCAAGTAACCTACGATGATGTAAAGGATAGGAAAGATGATTGGTATACCCAATGGACAATGACCATGGAACAAAATGAACAATGGAAAAAGTGGGGTATGGATTATATGAAACGAGTATTTCGTTGGAATAAAACCCTATGTGAAAGAGAAATGGGAATGGTTTCTTTAATGTGGGGATTAAAATTTAGTGATTTCAATAATGAATAACATAGAAAGACAATATCAACAACTACTCGGAGACATTTTAGAGAATGGAGTAGAAAAAAAGGATAGAACAGGAACTGGAACCCTTTCCGTTTTTGGTAGACAAATCCGCCATAAAATGAGTGAGGGATTTCCTTTACTTACCACAAAGAAAATGGCGTGGAAAACTATGGTGACGGAACTCTTATGGTTTCTACGTGGGGATACCAATATCAAATTCTTATTGGATTATGATTGTCATATTTGGGATGGTGATGCATATAAGAACTATATTACAAAGTTTCGTCAAGAGTGTGTAAACTGCCCCGAGATAACAAAAGAAGAATTCATCAAGGGTATCAAGACAGATGAAAAACTAGCTGAGTGGTGGGGTGAGTTGGGTCCTATCTATGGAAAACAATGGAGAAATTGGACTAACCAAACTAAAAAGAACCATTATGTTACTCCAGGTCAACCAACACATCATGGTATCAAAATTGACCAAATCAAAAATTTGATTGAGGATTTGAAAGATGATCCCGATAGTAGAAGATTGATGGTCAGTGCTTGGAACGTTGGTGAACTTCACCAAATGGTACTTCCTCCTTGTCATTATGGATTTCAAGTTTATACAAGAGAGTTAAGTATTGAAGAGCAAGTTGAAGCATACGAGAAGATGGGTTATGCGAAAAACCTCGATCCATTGGATTATGCACCAAAGAGAGCAATCTCCCTAATGTGGAATCAACGTTCAGTAGATACATTCTTAGGATTACCATTTAACATTGCCTCTTATGGATTGTTGTTAGAAATCCTTGCAAAGGAAGTGAATATGGTACCTGATGAATTGATTGGTAATTTGGGTGATGTGCATTTATACAAAAATCATATTGACCAAGCTAAAGAACAAATCAGTAGAGAACCATACGAATTACCAAAAGTAGAAATTACCGAAAGGAATTGGTATCAACATGAAAAAGTAAAAGAACACTTAGGTGAAAAAACTTTCATTGAAAAAATCATGTCCTATAGACCAGAATGTTTTGAATTAATAAATTATCAATCTCACCCGAGCATCAAAGCTCCTTTATCAAATTGAGTCATGCAAGTTGTTATCTTACTTAGTACTGATGTCGAACCTGATATCACAGACCTTATCCTCGAACATAAATTGGAAGGTGGATATTCAATTGATTACGCTCTCAATTCATTAGTGTCTTATTACAAGGGTAAAGAAATAATAATATTTAACTTCAAAAAATACTTTGCACTTGATAATAGATGGAGTGGATATAAAATAGATGATTACGGGACTAAAATTGTTATAAACTTCAAATAAATGTTACAAGTTACAGAAAAAGTGAAAAATAAAACTTACGAAATAAGTTTGAAATCAACAGGTATTGTTGTAGGTTCATTTGTAAACATCGACGGATTCTTTTATTATGACCCACCAAAAAACAGAACTTGGGGGTATTGGTCTGAAGAATTTCTACGTAGTTTATCAAATGAGATAGAAAAATTAAATTGTCCGATGAACAAAAGTATTGAAGAATTTTTCCATTTAGAAAATTAAATAAGATATGGAAAATTCAAAAGCAAATTACAAATGTGGTTGGCCTTGGGTATTCCATTATAATTCAAAAGGAAAATTGAATGCAATATTCAAAGCCAAACTCCCACAAAAAACTATTGAAAATTATATTAAAGGAGATTATTGGTTAAAAAAATGAAAAAAGTTAAAGAAGTATTTGTAATTTTTAATCCTTACGATAATGGATACTATGATGGGTATGGATATTTTCGAGGGATTTTGTTTAGTAAAAAATATGCTGAAAAAGAAATGGCAGTTTCAGAAATGGAAAAAATTCTCGATAATTCAAGTGGACAAACTTTCTTGAAGATTGAATCATTTAACACTTTCTCGTAAATATGAAAGAAATTAAAGAGGATGACTACGGGAGAGAAAATTAATCTCTCCCACTTTATTCTTAAGACATAAGTTTTTTCCACGAATCAGTAGAACTAATTAGTGCTAAATTAGTCCCATTTTCCCATTTAACACTAATTATCTTTTCATCTCCATTAGGTTCAAAGGGGTCAGTGGTTACGCCGGTAACTTCACCAATCGTTCCAGGAGGCACACCAATTTCTCCATCCATGTGATAGCACATAACTTTATCTCCAACTTTTAATTCCGCATTTAATAATCCTTTCATAACAATAAATATATACAATATATTTATATTCATATGGAATTTTTAATTACAGAATCTCAACTAAGAGTACTTCTTCAAGAAGAAGAAAAATCCCAACTTGGATTATACATGAAAAACATGTATGCCTTCACAAAACAAATGTTAAATAAAGTCTTCAAATCTTATGGTATAAACCTAAGAATGTTGCTGACTTGGGGTACATCAGTTGGAGGTTTGGTTCTTCCTCTTGACCAATATTTGAGAACTCAACATTTAGCTTTGAATGAAGACCAAAGAATGTTGGTATTAGTGGGAATTATTTTTGCATTATTTTTCGAGACCAAAAGACCATTTGTGAAAATTATGTCCTTAATTAAGGAAAATGGTTTGGAAGATATTTTTCAGGACGGCCTTCGAAAAGGAACACAATTAAGAGACGCATTTACAAACTTTTTATCGTCTGCTAACACAGGAGTTGGAACATTTTTGGAGGCGATTGCCTACAGTTTCTTAATTCCTATTATTACAGATGTTCAATCTGTATTAAGTCAAACGGAAGACATTGAAACTGCATCAATATTAATCGCCGAAAGATTACTTGCAACTGGTTTAGTTTTGGTTGGGAAACAAGCTTTGATAGATGTGGTGAAAAATATTTTGAAAAAAATAGGGTAACAATACTTTAATCTACAAGATTAACAACTTCGGTACAAACTAATGGATTTTCTATCCCGAAGTAAATTAAAACATCAGATAATAAATCATTGGTTTTACGAACTACCATATAATAAGATCCACGTTCGGCGGTTAATGTTCTCTCTCCCGCCAAATCTTTAATTGATGAAAAATATATATCTGACCCTCCTCCTGATGGAAGAATATAAAGTCTATATTCAATATATTCTTTGTCATTGACTTGTCTATAAATTTTTGTCCCTGTTAATTCCATTTTGAAGTTTGTGTGGAATTTGAAAGATTCATCGGCACCGGGAGGAGTCCATTCCAAATTGAATGTATGTGTTTCTAAAAATCTATTGATTTTGTTCCATAACGGACTTGATGGTTCCATACCTTATAATTCTTCAATTTCGACCACCAATTGGTCCGATCCTTTTATGACTCTGTGCCAAACAAATTTAGGGATGTGAATATGACTGGACTTAGACAATTTGACCGGCAATTCATTTTCCATTTGAAATGACCATCCACCATCTTCAATAATGGTTACATTACGATCACTTAAGTCTTGGTGCCACTTTAATTCTTCTTCCTCTACATCAGGACTAAACGTCCTAATTTTTTTATTATCTACTTCTATTTGTTCAAAAGGGAAATCCATTACCAAGAATTTGAAGATGATAATCCGAGCTGTTTTGCGTAACGACCTACGTTACAACTCCAGTATCCTGCGGTAGTTCTGTCTTTCTTTTGGTCACATTTATGTCGTGCTCTGAATGATTTCGCAGCACCCTTATTTTTATTTCTAACTCTCAAGTTAGGGTCTCCAAAAGATACTTTTTTAATACCACCACTCGGAGATTTGACATAAACCGCAAATTTCTTTGGTCCTCCTGAAGTTCTGAATGGTTTGTTCAACTTAACATTTTTACCTCTATGTTTTGCTTCTTCCAAAACGTCTTCCTCATCTTCTTCTTCAGTTACAAATGGCGCATCAAGATAGATTAATTGACCCTTAATCATTACTTTTTTACCCAAGTCTGATTCAACCATCAAAGTATCCTCCTCATTCAATTTAATCTTACCCGCTTCCCACAATCTTCTCACTTCATTTACCAAATCGAAATAACTTTCAGAATAAGCTCTGAAAATGTTATTTGTTAAAGTCAATTCATTATCAACATGGTATTTCAATGCCTCAGAAAGTTCAACTGATTCTTTAATAATTAAAGATTTGTTCAAATGTTCTTCTAATGTTTCTTTGATTAGTTCTCTTAAATCCATTGGTTTGATATTTCCTATAAATACTCTTACTCTCTATTAAATTTTAATTTCCAATAAACACCTCCTGTTACATATGGGGTAAATTTACCAGTAACACCATCAAAGGTTCTATTTGCAACACCACCACCCAATTGGAATATCTTGTCATCTTTTGTTTTCAATAATATACTTGTCCCGAGTGAGTTGACCCAATCTTGATGACTTAAGGCTCCGTTCAATCCCACATAAACTTGGTTTCTAACTTTTGGTGGTTCAGGTGCTGGTTCCCTAACAATCTTAGGTTTTACATTTGTTGTAAACTTTCTTGAAACAACGTTATTTTGTGAAATGGTGTCAAACAAATATATAACCCCCTGATTATTACTCAACATTATTGTATCTTGAACGAAATTTTTTATAAAAAAATTTTTTAAGATGAATGCAGTGTCAACAAGTGGTGTTGGGGATGGAACCTCAACGATTTTTTCCACTTCAACTTCGTATGGAACCTCAACTTCGACCTCATAAATAACTTCCTGAGGGATTGTATCATAAACCAATTTTTCTTCTATTTCAATTTGTGGAGGAACGAAAAATTGTAAGAAGATTATTACACCCACCATTATGAGTATTACTATGTGTCTGATGTCAAATATCTTTTTCATATTGTTATAACATTAATCTTGAACCAATCAAGAAATTGCTAAGAATTGGAGAACTTGAGTTACCCAATGCTCTGTAGTTTAGGCTTAATCCGAATCGTTTACTTATTTTATAATCAAATGAGGAACCGACTAAGAAAGAAAATTGTCTATTCACCGTTGACTCACCTGTTTTGGGGTTATATGAAATTGGTGAGTTCATTAAGAATACTTGGGGAGATAATGTGAGCTTTGGATTTACAACATAAGGTTTTGTCCAAAATACAACCGCTGAGGTCGCAAGAGATACGTTAAATGCTCTTTTAATTGTTCTTGTTTCAGTATTAACTTCAGTATCTTTCAACAATAAAGTTATTAAACCAACGTTATATCCGTATGTACCATATTTTTCACTTGGTTTAATATTCGTGTACCCAAGTAATCCCATATAAGTTCCATCTAAGTAAGCCGCGGTGAATGAGTAAGAGTGGATTTGACTTAATTTACCTTGTTGGAAATTCATTTTTGTATATCCCCCACCCAAAGCAAATTGGTCTAATGTACTCCAAATCATGGCGTTTGCACCCCAAGTTTCATTCCCTGCTAATGACGATTGACTAACACCAAAGGAGGCGATGGCGCTGTATTTCAAATCGGGTCCCTGTGCGGTTGTCAAGTCTGAGGAAACCAACATTGGATTTACGGGACCAACTTTCTTTTTTTCTTCTTTACCTTTTCCGTCTGAACTTTCTTCATCACTTTCACCCGAGTCTCCACCATCTGAACCACCTTCTTCAGACCCACCCTCACTCGAACTTGATTCACTCGATCCTGACTCACTTGAACTTGATTCACCGCTACTCGAAGACGATGAGGATTCACTTGAAGAAGATTGTGATGATGAACTAGACGAACTAGATGATGAGGATGTAGGAGTGGAACTACTTGCGGAAGACGCAGCAGTTGAGGAGGCTGATGAAGATGCCGCGGAAGATGCTGCAGATGAGGCTGCTGACGACGCCGCATTTGCCGCCGCTTGTGATACAGTTTGGGTGACAGTTTGGGTTACCACCGCATTTGCGGGACATGGAGTTGAAAAAATTCCGTTAATCCAAATGGTAACTTCCCCCGAAGTAAATTGTTGATAATTGAATATCTTGGATTTGTTTCTGACGATAACTAATACACCATTGTTAGATTGTATGGGTATGGATACCACATAAGTTTTTGAATCACAGGGGTCAATGTATGTTTGTGTAACAACTTGCCCCTGTGACTCGTGGTATGCTAATACCATGAATAATAACATTAAAAATATTTTCAAACTTTTCAATTTTCATCGGTTTCCAAATATTTTATTCTGTGAATATACCTTTTTTAATCATTCTATCTAAGATTCTGGCACAAGCAATGTCAAGTGCCTTTTTTGTTGCGATAGATATTGTAGATTGATTAAATTTTACTGGATCGACAGTTGCGTCTGATAAAAGAGTCAATTCTCTTGTGGTAACCGCCTCTCCAAGTCCTGATGCTCCAAATACGACACCTGTTTCAGCATTTGTAAATCTAACTTGTAGACCAATACGGGTAACCATCATATTTTTCACACCATCTTTCAGGTTTACAGTTTCATCTTCTGAGATGGAGTAATCATAACATTCAATAGTTACAAAATATTCTGCCAAATTGATTTTACCAAATCCATCTAATTGATTTTCAGAAATTCCCGCCTGAGATGCTTGAAATTGTTTCACCATTCGGTTTTTAATTTCCGTCTTATCTTCAGTAAATTTGAATCTGTTTAGATTCTCAAGATATTCCATTGAAATGTTCGCAACACCTAATCCAACTCTTTTTTCTTTGAGTTCAGGATACATCTCATACATTTCATCTGAAATACCTGCCTTTAGGATTTGAATTGGAATCTGTTTTCCTTCATAATCCATAAATTGACTTATGTCAATTGCGGTTTCGAATGAAGCCTTGTATTGCTCAGTCTTTGTGCTTCCCACAGTTTGAGAAAACGCCGATATTTGTACTATTAGTGCA